TCTTGATGGTGAACTGATCTTAATTATGTATGATTATCAAAAACGGTGTCATCCATATATTCTTCACAATGATATTAAGATTGGAACTATGTCTCTTACTTTGATGTATGCACAAATTAATGTAATTAAATATAGAATTTTAGATGATAATGATTTTAAACTAATTTATATGATTATGGTATCGCATTTAATTCAAATGAAAAATTATTTTTTCTTAAAGAATAAAAAGAGTATTTTTGATGATACACCTTTTAAAGATTTTGTCATTGATTGTATTTCATCAGATGTTAATCCAGATCACGAACAATTACTAAAGTTTGAAAGTCGTCGTGCTAAAAATAAACCATCTATGTTCATATACGATCCATCTAAAAATCGCAAAGAAAAAAAAGACGAAAAATTTTTCTTTGCAAATATTTCAGGAAATGAAATTGAAAATGAAAAGAGATTAAAATTAAATGATAACTTTTGTGATGATTCAAGTGTATGTAGTGATGACGAAGTTATAGTTGAAGAAGTTGAAGAAGTTATAGTTATTGATGACAAAGTTATTGATGATAAAGTTATTGATGACAAAGTTATTGATGATAAAGTTATTGATGACAAAGTTATTGATGACAAAGTTATTGATATAGTTAATAATATAAATTAATAATATTATATTGAAAAAATTGACTTTTTTTTATTTAAACATAAAATATATACCTTATAAATAAAGATGAGTTTAACACAAGAATATGAAATATATATACTTAATGAAAAAAATAAATTTATTACAAAGAAATTTATTGAGCAAACATTAAAACAGTATGGTATTGAGCATAAAGTTAAAAACTTGAATAATTTTAAATTAGCATTTATTCATGTATCGTATTTAAAAGAACAACAACTAACAGATAAATTTATAAAATTATTAAAAGAAATTGAACCAATACGTACTAAAAGCGAGGCTATCCCACTCCAAGAAAATTCTTATGAAGTATTAGAATTTTTGGGCGATGCAGTTATTCATGCAGTTATAGCAGAATATCTTTTTCGGAGATATCCAGATAAAGATCAAGGATTTTTAACAAAACTTAGAACTAAAATTGAAAAAGGAGAAACGCTTAATAAGTTTAGTAGAAAATTAAATTTTGATGAATACGCAATAATATCAAGAAACATTGAGATTAGTGGAGGTCGTGAGAATAATATTAATATTATGGAAGATATTTTTGAAGCATTTATTGGAGCATTAAAATTGGAAACAGATTTTGAAACTTGTCAAAATTTTATAACAAATTTTATTGATTCCGAAATTGATTTTGCTGATCTTATTAATAATGAAGATAATTATAAAGAATTGTTAATGCAATATTATCATAAAAATGGATATAAAACAACTCCTACTTATAGTTTAATAAATACTATTGATGAAAAACCAAGAAAATTATTTGAAATGATTGCTAAAAGTCCTGAAGGAAAACAAATTGGACATGGAATATCAACGTCTAAAGTACAAGCTGCACAAAATGCAGCAAAGATGGCTTTAGAAAAATTAGGGTGTATTAAAAATAATTTTACTGAAGAAGAATCTGAAGATGAATATTATGTCATTGAAGAGTAACTATATTTTTTTATTATTTAACTATATTTTTTTATTATTTAACTATATTTTTTTATTATTTAACTATATTTTTATTTTATTTAACTATATTTTTATTTTATAGCTATTGCTATAATACAAAATATTAACATTACTAACAACGGTATACCCATTATTGCTGCCTTTATACCAGGATGAAAAACTATTGGTATTATTGGATTAGTTATTAAAACTACTGATAATATTATTACCATAACTATCATATTCATTTCATTAACTTTTCTTTTTGCTAATTGTACAATCATAAACATAATAGCTAATAAAACCATAATTATAAAATATATTCTAGCAATTTTTCTGCCTCCTTTACCACCGGCCATTATTATATATTATAATAAAAGATATATTATATTTTTTATTATTTTTTATATGTTAAAAAAATTTTATTATATTAAAATTTTATATAATATAATATATATGTCTTTTCAAAAAAATCGTGACAAATATATTGATTTAAAAATAAACGGAAAATTATTTCCATCATGGATTTTAGCAAATTTTTCTAAATATAAATTGCAAGATATTATTCAAGATGAGAGTTATGATGCTTGTGCCGTAATAGGAAAAGATAAATTAAGAGAATATCAATTATTTATATCAAAATTTTTAGATTATAATAGTCCTTATCGTGATATCTTAGTTTATCATGGCTTAGGTTCTGGTAAAACTGCTTCAACAATTAATTTATATAATGTTTTATATAATTCAACCCCTGGTTGGAATGTATTTATTTTATTACCAGCAACACTTAAAGCAGGTTGGCTTAGAGAAATGGAAAAATGGTTACAAACTGAAGATAAAGAATATAGAATAGCGAATATAAAATTTATATCATATAATGCACCTAATGCTGATAAATCATTTATGGATGCAGTTAAAAATGCTGATTCATCTAAAAAGAATTTATATATTATTGAAGAAACACATATTTTTATCGGTAACGTTTATTCAAATATTAGTACTGGAACAGGTAAAAGAGCACAAACAATATATGATTATATAATTCAAGATAAAAAAGAAAATGAAGGTGTTAGAGTTATATTATTAACAGCAACACCATCAGTTAACAAACCATATGAATTAGCCTTACTTTTTAATTTATTACGTCCTGGTATTTTTCCAAAATCAGAAGCACAATTTAATCAATATTATATTTCAACTACTGGGGCAGGTTTTGAAATGTTAAATCCATTAAGAAAGAATAATTTTCAACGTCGTATTCTTGGTTTAGTATCATATTATATTGGTGCTACACCAGATTATTTCGCAAGAAAAACTCTTACTTATGTAGATGTCCCAATGTCAAAATATCAAGATGAAATTTATGAATATTTCGAACAATTAGAAGATTCTATTGCACGTAAAAGTAAACAAAGATCACAAACATATATGTCATATACAAGACAATCATGTAATTTTGTTTTTCCAGCTATGGCACAAGGTGTTAATGGTGAAAATCGTCCAAGACCACGTAACTTTAAATTAGCTGATAAAATTGATAAAGGTGATTTAGACATGGATAAAGATGATCAACAATATTATGATGTTAAAGATTATTTAAATACAATAGAAAAATTTATGACAACACTTGATTCATATTTAACAGCTAGAATGTATGCAGATAAAGATAAGAAATATACTATTATTGATGATTTAAAAAAAATAAGAGAAGTATATAATCATAATGTATTTGAATTTTATCAAACAGAAAAACAAAAATCATCTCTTTTTGAAGCATTATATGCATCATCTCCAAAGTTTTTAACTATTATTATAAATATTTTAAGATCACCTGGTCCAGTTCTTGTATATTCTAATTATGTACTTATGGAAGGTTTACAAATATTTAAGATTTATTTAAAATATTTTGGTTTTTCTGGTTTCAAAGATAATAATACTGGAACACCTGGATTTAGATATATAGAATATCATGGTGGGATAGATAAGGAAGAGAGATTTAAGAATGTAGAACAATTTAATGTTAAAGAAAATATTAGAGGCGATGTAGTTAAAATAATTATGATTTCTCCAGCAGGTGCAGAAGGTTTATCATTAATGAATACAAGACAAGTACATATAGTTGAACCATATTGGCATGAAGTAAGAATTAAACAAATGGTTGGTCGTGCAATTCGTCTTTGCTCACATAAAGAATTACCAAAAGTTGAACGTCATGTTGAAGTATTTAGATATAAATCTGTTAGATTAACACTAAATAAAAAAATAACAACTGATCAACTTATTGAAAGTATTGCTAGAAGTAAAGAAGGTTTACTCCAGTCATTTGAAGATGCAATAAAAGAAGCATCTATTGATTGTGAACTTTTCAAGGCACACAATTTATTAGTTAATGATTATAAATGTTTTAAATTTGATGAAAAATCTTTGTTTGATGAACAAATAGGTCCTGCATATAAAGATGATATAGTTGATGATTTAAAAATGGATCATGGTAGTAATAGTGTTCATTCAAAAACAATTAGAATAAAAGTTATTAAAATTAAAGCAGTAGTAATTACTGAAAAAGATAAAGATAATGTTAAATATTCTCCAGAAAAATATTACTGGTATAATCCAGATACAAATATTGTATATGATATAGACTTAAAATATCCAATTGGTAAAGTTGGTGTTGATGAAGATAATATTGCATTAAAATTATCATCAGATGTTTATATCATTGATAAATTAATTCCTATTCCACATATAGACATGAGATAAAGATTACGCCTATTTTTTTATTATTTTTTTGTTATATAAATTATAATGAGATCTATTAATAATTCTTTTGATTCATCACATGATACAATGGTAGTTGATGGTAGTGATTTTTCATTTACCGGTGAATATGAATCTAATTTAGATAAAAGATATATACTTATAAATGGTTATACAGAGGCAACTGATACAATATATATTTATAATGCACTTTTTCCAACTGAAGGAACACTAAAAACAGATGTGTATACAATAACACCGTCTCAAGATATAAGAATAGTATCTGCGATAAAATTTAGATTTTTTAAAATTAAAATTATGTCATCAACACAATCTGCAAGAAGAGCGTATGATGTATATATGTTAGATAATATATCTGATTATCAAAATACAGATACTAGTGGTAATGTAATAGTAAGAAATTATACATCAGATACATCTGGAAATGGTATTCATAGTACTAATAATAAATTAAATGTTTACGATCAAAGTGGTAATTCAAAATTAAATGATATATATGTTGCTTTAAGTTCAAGTTCAGGTTCGACGAGTAGTGTAACTTTATGGTTAAATGAATCAATTACATCTGAAGAAACATCAGCTGTAGCAGATTTATCAACAAAACGTGTAGCTAATTTAACATTTTTTGGAACTAGTGGTGACGGAGTAGGAAACATTACAGTACAATTTTCAAACGATGGTACTACTTTTTATGATAGTCAATATGTATATGGTGTTGTAATAGCTGGACATTTTGGTTTTAATATACAATGTTCTCCAAAATATATTAGATTGAAATCAGATGCTACAACTACAAGTAGTAATTGCTCAGCATATTTAAATTATTCTTAAAATTTTTTATAAAAAAATTATGGACACTTACGCTAGAGAAAAGTATTTAATTTAAGTGAAGCTTAAATTAAGCACTTTACGGTATCATATAAAACATCAAGCCATCCTTGTTCTTTACGAGTAACTTCATCATAAATTTCATTCCAAAGATTATTATCATATGCATATGTAATCAAAAAATTATATTTATTAATACTTATATTTTTACGAAATAGCAAGCATACATCATCAATTTTTGCAAATTGATGAGGTGGAGAAATAATAATAAGAGATGTGTTTATTGTGTCCATTGTGTCCATTGTGTCCATTGTGTTAATTGTGTCCATTGTGTTAATTGTGTCCATTATGTTTATTTTTATATGTATATAGTATAAAAATAATATTAAATAATAATATTTTTCAATTTTTTGTTCTAATAAAAAAGTAGTCGACTTAAAAAGGAGATCAATTTTTTGTTCTAATAAAAAAGTAGTCGACTTAAAAAGGAGATCAATTTTTTGTTCTAATAAAAAAGTAGTCGACTTAAAAAGGAGATCAATTTTTTATTAAAATTTCATATCCATTAGAATTATAGTTAATAAATTATCTATAATTCTTTTGTGTATTAAGTTGATTTTCACAAACACCTAATTCAAATTCCATATTTGTTTGAACAGATTCATAAAAATTTGTGTGAAAATCAGATGATGGAGTATCTTCAGTTTGATCTGTATTTAATTCTATATAACTTAATTTAACATTTCCATTATAAAGTACTCTTAATTCTTCACCATCTGGTGTTAAAATTTCTATTGTTAATCTTGTTAAATTTTTTAATCCATTATCATAAAAGATTTTTACTGGTTGAGTAGCAAACCATAAATCAAGCATTGCATCATTATAATTTGAATCTCTGTAAATAACAAAACAATCATTTTTTATAATATCATTTGTTGAATATAACTTGTCATTTGATATTTCTTTTATTCTCAATAAAAGATATCTATAATTTGCAAGTATTGTTGATTTTGTTGTAGCAATAGCATATGTTTTATTTCCAGAAGCATCAACAACTCTATCATAATTTATATTTCTAGGTAACATTAAATATTTGAGTTTAATATATTTAACATTTTTAAAATTAACATCTATTCTTGGATTTGGTACACCCGATTCATTATTATTTTGTCCAGATGGACCACCTAATGATACTATAAATTTATATGGATTAGGAAATATATTTGTATCTCTATCAATACCATCAACATGAACAGTATATTCTGTTACCATTTCAGATACAACATTATCATTCATATTATTGTGTAACATATGTCCCATATTTTTAGTATCTCTTTGAGCAATAAAAGTGGAATTTGGTAAGTATGCATTATTAAAATTTGATTGACTTGAACTCATCATATTTATAGCATAATGTGATGGATTTCTGTAACTCATTATATAATGAAATTATATATTAAATTTATTAAATAACCATAAATAAATTTAAAATAATATAATATGGTGTGGTGTGTTAAGTAAATAATTTTATTATATTTTATATTAAATATAGATGGAAGATATAGTAAATATTATTTATTCCGATAAAAATTTATCAAAACTGAGTGAAAAATTCTCATCATTTTTTGATGAAATTGATACTAGTCCTACTGCACAAAATGCATGTAAAACTTGGTTAAAGAAAAAAATGAGTAATGTTATTGATATAAATAAAAATCTCAGAGGAGAAAAAAGAGAAATAGTAAAAAAATTAAATTCAGATTGTTTAAAAGTTGCAGTAAATGAATATAAATCTCATCAAAATAATAAAACAACTGGTCAAAATTTAAATAAATATAAAATGGAAAGAGAAAAAGAAATTCATGGAAATAGAAAAAATAGACTTGAAAAGAGACCACAATATCGCGATGAATCTGGTGGTAGTTCAGCAGGAAATGGTAAACTTGGTTCAATATCAGATAGTGGTGGTTTTGCAAGTTTTTCAGCTAATGCTGGTGGAGAAGTACTAAGAGCTGACGGTACAGTTGGTGACAAAATGTTTTTTGGAAATTTAAACGATGTAATGCAAACAGGTGATAAAAAGACTATTGCTTCAGAACTTGAAAGAAGAATGATGATGCGTAAAGGAGAATATGAAGGTTTTGATGGAGGTCAAGGTCCAGATAATAGTATGGGTATGGGTAATAGTATGGGTAATAGTATGGGTAATAGTATGGGTAATAGTATGGGTAATAGTATGGGTAATAGTATGGATATGAATAATTTTGGAAATTCTGGGATGTATAATCCAAACTTCGGTATGCCTGGAAATAAAAGACCACCAGAACCTAACTTTAGATTAGATGGAACAGATTCAAGAGATAAACCATCAAATAATTTGGATCAAATGAATATGGAACATTTTAATGGATTTTCAGGATTTGGTAATATGGGTATGGATAATTTTGGAAACTTTAATCAAATGGGAAATATGGATATGAACCAAATGGGTAATCAAATGGGTAATCAAATGGGTAACCAAATGCCTAACCAAATGGGTAACCAAATGGGTAACCAAATGGGTAACCAAATGGGTAATCAAATAGGTAACCAAATGGGTAAGCAAATGGGTAACCAAATGGGCAACCAAATGGGTAACCAAATGGGTAACCAAATTGATATGAAAATGAATCAAATGCAAAATGAAAGAGGATATTCTCAAAGAAATAATAATAATAATAATCGTAATCAAAATCAAATGGGAATGAATAATATGTATCAAATGCAAAATCAAATAGATACAACACAACACAATGAATTGGAAAATAAAGTAAATCAAATGAGAAATCATATAGCATCTAATATTGGTTTAGACCCTCAAGCACTTTTATATATGACCCCTGAAGAAATAGAAGGACAAATTAGACGTCAATCAAATAAAAAAGAACCGCGTACGGAATATGAAAGAAAACCCAATAGAAATAAATATATTAAACAAGAATCTGAATCAGAAGAAGAGGAAGAATCAGAAGATGAAACAGATAAAAAAGCAAAATTATTAAAAATATTAATTGATATGAAAAAAAATAATCAAAATAAAGAAAAAGGATTAAAAAAAGCAGTAAAAGATGTTAAAAAGAAAACTATTAAAAAGAATAATAAATATAAATCTGAATCAGAAGAATCGGAACAATCAGAACAATCAGAACAATCGGAAGAATCAGAAGAAGAAAAACCAAAACAAAAGAAAAATGTTAAATTTGCTAAAAAACTTGTATCATCTGAATCGGAAGAATCAGAAGAAGAAACTAAATCAAGTAAATCAACTAAATCAACTAAATTAAGTAATTCAAATAAAACAACTAATACAACTAATTCAAATAAAACAAATAGTTTAAATAAAGTAACTAATTCAAATAAAAAGAAACAACAAAATAGAGAAAATATTACAATTGATATTAAACAAGAAGATGATTTAGATAATAAATATTATTCTGATTTTATGATAGATTTTAATGAAAAGTATGGTAGAACATATAAAAATATTACAAATTTAAAATTTAAAATTAAAAGTTTACCAGATCTTAAACCCTTTATAGATGAAACATGTAATAAATTAAAAATTATTATAGGAAATGAAACTAAAAAAATAGAATTAGATAATGGTTATTATGAACTTGATGAATTATTAGAAGGTATTACTGAAAACTTAGAAGATGTTGATATTGTATGTAAAAAAGATAAAAAAGGAAGAGTAATATTTGAAAATACAAATAAAGAAGAATTTGAAATAGATTGTGAAGATTGTTCTTTTGGTAAATATTTAGGTTTTACAGAAGAAAAATACGAATCAGATTCTAAATATATTTCAGAATCAACTTCTCAACTTGCAATTAACAAGATATATTTATATTTTCCAAATATATCGGAAGAATCATTCTGTATTATTAATAATGATAAAAAGATTAATATGAATTATGAACAAGAAACACCAATTGCAGAACTTGATTGTTTAATTATTCAAATTAAAGATATTGAAACAAATGAAGAAATGAATTTTCACGATTTTTCAGGAAATAAAATTGAATTAAGTTTAACTTTTGAATGTGATGAATTGTAAATTATTACTTTTTATTAACATATAAAATCTTAAATCTTAAATCTTAATAAAAAATTGAATTAAACTCTATTTAATATAAATTATTATATTAAATATATTAAAATATTAAATGAGTAATACGCCACTTGATGATGAAAAAATAAAGGTTATTGATATAATTATAGATATGTATCCAGAACTTAAAAAAAATAGAGAAGATATAATTTTTAATGTTTTTGAAAAACAAAATAAAACTAATAAGTATATTTTTACAAAAACTATTATAAATAATATTTCTCTTTATATTGATCCATATGGATTAATTTTAGATAAGGATTTAAAATTTTATGGGTTTTATATTGATGAAAAATATTATCTTGAGAATGATAATATAGATAATATAGAATTAATTGATATTGAGAAATATAATAAAATAATTTTTAATTAAAATTTTTTCTTTTTTTTTATTATATGACAGATAATAATGTATGTATTGATTCTAATATAATAGAAAGTATAAGCACTGATAAAGTTGAAACAAAAAAGAAAGAAGAAAAGAAGTGTGCTCCCGGTGTAACATTTGATGCCGGTTCGTGTATTACTTTACCAGTTTTAGTTGCTATGGCTGAAGCATATAATAAAGTTAATACTGATAAAATTAAGTTATCGTATAGAAAAGAAACATTACATCCGCGTAAATATAAAAAATATTTATTAAAAAAAATAGGAGAAAGATGTAAAAAATGTACAACACAATTATGCTGGACACAACAAGATTTTATTAAAAAAATGAATGAAGAAATGAGAATTCAATTAGAAAAATTTACATTAAGACCAGAAGGTCCAAATGGTAGATTTGAATGGTTAAACACTATAAATATTAATGAAGTTATGGATCAACATGAAATAGTTCATAAAGATTTCTTATTTTTAGGAGCTGTTCCTATGGATTTTCAAGAAATTAAACAAGAAGGAGTATATGATTTAGATTTACATAAAACAAAAAGCGACGGTATTACTAAATTCGGTATTGTATTTAATTTAGATAATCATAATCAATCTGGTTCTCATTGGGTTGCTTCTTATGCTGATATGAAAGAAGGTCAAGTATATTATTTTGATTCATATGGTACTAGACCTGAAAAAAGAGTAACAAATTTTATGTCAAAACTTGCTAAACATTATGAAGCTACACATCCTGGAAAAAAATGCGATGTTCGTTATACTAAAACAAGACATCAACGTGAAAGTAGTGAATGTGGTGTTTACAGTATAAATTTTATCTTAGAATTATTGGGTGGTAAATCTTTGGATGAACTAGAAAATAATGTAATACCTGATAAAGAAGTAAATAAATTAAGAACAAAAATATTTAGAAATGTTGAATTTTAAAAAATCTCTTCAAATTCGTTAAACATTTCTTTTAATTTATCTTCAAGAATATTTTTCTTTTTAATATCTTTTAGTTTTAAATTCCAATTGTTTATAAAATCTACTATCTTCTTAATTTTTTTATCTTTTTCTTTTGTTTTATATTCATGTATTTTGTTTATGAATGCAAAAATAATTTTATTTCTTAGTGGTTCTAATTCATAATCTCTATCACCTAATGATGTAGAATCTACAAAACTTAAAAACATATCTTTATAACTTTGATCTGAACGAATTAAAGTAATATCTTCCCACATTTTCTCATATTTATGTTTATTATCTTCAAACCATTGTTTGTCTCTTTGAATTGTAACATTATGACCAACTTTTAAAAACCAATATACTGTTTTATCATATGAATATGTTGGATGTGTTTTCTCCAGTTTAGAAATTGTTTCTTTTGCCCAAACATCGCAATCTTCTGGCGACATTTCTATCTTTGGTGGATGAATAAAATTTGCATTTTCGTGAACAACTTTTAAATAGTTTGGATCAGAATGTGGAACTATCTTATCTGATGGAAGTAATTGAATAAGACAACCTTTCTCAAATGAAGTTATTTTTGATCTAAAAGGTTCAGTCTTACAAGTGTCATTAATAAAAATATCTCTGTTTGGATATTCACAAATTGTACATTGCCAGAAATCATTTTCATCAAGATCACCACATTCCATTTGTAATTGTGTTTGATCCCAATAATAAATAGGACAAATATCTCCCTTTACTTCTCCAACAGTACAGATTTGACGTCTTAATGGTACTTTAATTTCCACCATACGACCAACTAATTCTGTTAAATGTATTCCATCATTTTTATAGGGAGTAACAATACCATCGGGTGATGCACCAATACACGACACTGTTTCATGTGGAATCATGCCAAATTCAAATACACGAACATTCATTCTGTATTCATAAATTAGTTTTGCAATATCTTCATGCTTCTTTCCGTGGTATGTAGCTTCATTATTTTGAAATGTTTCTCGAGTTTTTTTAACAATCATTCTATAAGGTTGTTCATATTTATTCTCACCAAGAACTACTCCTGCATCTGATGCCGTAATTTTACCATCACGTTGAATATACCATCCTGGAGTACGTTGTGCTGGATATTCTATCGAACATAATTTTTCAAATTGTTTTTTACGCCGAATAACATCTGGTTTTAAAACATCGTCATCTTTTTGAACATCATGTATCCAATCAGTTCCAAATGGTCCAAAAATTGGATTTATACCATTATGACGAAATGGAAGAGAATTAGATTTATTAAAAATAGAAACTAATTCATCATAATTATTATTTGTTTTATTAAATGTATCTAATACTAAATTATTTGAAAATATATATGAATATTTTGAAAGAATATTTTTAACATCTGATGTTTTAAGATTATTTTCTGAAGAAATTTTATTTATAATTTCATCAATTTCTGATATATTTTTTGCTGGATATATTCCATTATATTTTTGTAGTATATCTTTATTGATAGTCATCATTATTTTAATTAATATATTTATTTCCCTATATGACATTTTAGATATTTTAAATACTTTAATTAGTTTACTTTAATATTTTAATTAATTTACTTGTAATATATTCATGTTTCATTTTTTTATTAATTTAATTAATTTAATTAATTTAAACAATTATTAATAATAAATATATTATGACAGAACAAATACAAATAAACTATGATAATTTATATCCGGGATCTAAATTTACAATAGAAAACTCCGAAAATGTATATATTTTAGTTGGATATACATCAGCTAGAAATATTGTTTATTTTAATGAAAATAATACAAATTTTAGTAATAATCTTTTAGTGTCTAATAAAAATGTTATTGATAAAGTTGTATTTTTTCAACAATCAACTTTTCCAGAAAAAATTTTTAAATTCTAACATTTTACTTTTATAAATATTATTAAAGTAAAAATAACAAAATAACAAAATAATAACAATAATAAAAATTGATAACAATTTAAGAATATATATTTATTTGATATTCTTTAGTTCTTCTATATTTTTATTTGATATTCTTTAGTTCTTCTATATTTTTATTTTATTAATTAAAATAAAAATTGATAACTATATAATCTATATTACTATACTTACTTAGATAATTAATATAATAAATATGACAGATATAAAGCCATATATCACAGACTTGGGTATTGCAGTTGCTGGTTCAGTAGATTCTGGTAAATCAACATTTGTGGGTGTATTAACATCTGGAAAGTTAGATGATGGTGATGGTTCAGCTCGTATTGGAGTAGCAAAACATCCACACGAAGTTCAAGCAAAGAAAACATCTGATATTTCAACCAAGGCAGTAATTACAAAGAATAATAAAGCAATCACACTTTTTGATTTATGTGGTCATGATAAATATTTTAAAACTACTGCATATGGTATTTCAGGACATTATCCAGATTATGGATTTGTTATTATTGGTGCGAATAAAGGTATTCTTCCTATGACAAAACAACATGTTACTACTTTACTATCTATGAATATTCCAATTGTATTTATTGTAACTCGTTATGATATTACACCGCAAAATATTTATGTTGAAACTATTAAAATGATTAATACATATTGTAAAAATATTGTTAAATTACCAGCAGAATTTATAAATTCTCCTTATAATGAGCTGCACAGTGAGCAAACTTATAAAGAAGATAAAATTAAATATATTAATAATGTTTGCTTTTTTGAAAATAATCGTCAAATTGCTGTTCCAGTAATTACTGTATCAAATAAAAATGGTTATTACATTGATTTTATTAATAATGTCTTATCTATTTTAAAAACACGGGATCCTTGGAAAAATTTCGACGAAGATACTACGAAACAAATTGAAGAACGTTGCACTAATCGTGTTATTAAAAAGTTTTTAACAAATATGGATAAAAATATTTTTACAAATACATCAAATAATACAGAACATGTATTTTTTGTTGATACAATTTATAATCCTATTGGTATTGGTCTTGTAATTACTGGAATTAATCGTGGAGGTGTTATAAATGTGGGTGATACATTTTATCTTGGTCCATTTGGAAAAGAGTTTAAAGAAATTCGTATTAAATCTATGAACAATTATGTTAAACAAAAAATTACTTCTGCTGATTCTCATCATCGTATAACTATTGCTGTTGGTACAACTGATAAAGATGTAAATAAACATACAGTACGTAAGGGTATGGTTATGTTAAAATCGAAAGAATTAATTAAGAAATATTTAACATTTAATTTTAATGCAGTAATAACTCTGTTTAGTCATTCTGCTACTCTTAAAAATGGATATACACCAGCTCTTCAAATTGGAAATGTACGACAATCAGCTCGTATGATTTTAGATAAAGATTTAAATAGTGACAAGGATCATGTAAAAATTAAAGAATTTGCAATTGTATCTTTTAAGTTAAAACAACGTCCAGAATATATTGAGCCAAATCAAACATTCATTTTTAGAAGTGGGTGTGTTCATGGAGTAGGTGTTATTACTAGTGTAATTCCAATTGCATTAGATCCTGATGCCAAACCAGATCCTGCTAAAAAAGCTAAGAAAACTATGAAATCTACTAAACCTATGAAACCTATTAAATCTATTCAAAGTGTTTAAAATATATTTTATAATTTTATTTATTAGTTTATTTATTTTTATTATTTTTTTATTATTTTATTTAAAAACAACACAATAATAAACACTTATAATAAAATGGTTAAAGGAATCGTATATATAATCCAGCCTGCTGAATTAATAGGCACAAAAGTGTATAAAATTGGAATGTCAAATGAAAAAAGTTTAAGCAGATGTGCATCTGGATATAAAGTTGGGACACGGTACTTGTGTATTATGACTTGTAATAATCCAAAGGCGATAGAAAAACTCATTATGAATATATTTAATATTAAATTTAAATTGTTTGCTGGAAAAGAATATTTCAAAGGAAACGAAAATAAAATGATTAAAGAATTTTATGAAATTGTTTTTAAAAATAAAGATAATAAAGAAGAAAAAAAAGATAATGAAACTAATAAAAATAATAAAGATAGTATTATGGAAGAAATTATTAAAAAAATAAATAAAAGTAAATCCAAGAATCAAAATTATGATGATAGTGACGATAATGATGATAATAATAGTGATGATAATAGTGATAATGATAGTGATAATGATAGTGATAGTAATAATAATAGTGATGATAATAGTGATAATGATAGTGATAATGATAATGATGATGATAATGATGATAATGATAGAAAAAATAATAAAAAACAAACAACATATATTAATC